AACTCTTCCTTCATTCATTCATTTCCACTTTATCCTCACTATAAATCCATACATTCTATTACATCTCTACAAATATTTGATTTTTCGACGTTTCGTTTAAAGATGATAATCAATTATATGGTATGATTTCAGCCAAAGAATTTTCAAAAAAGTGTGATTTCATTGCCTGTCCTCGGTATGTCGGAGATAGTATAAGAGTTCCAAAAGAAACACCTAAACGTGTATTTATCACTGGTGAGAATGGGATTTTCGAATCGTGTATATACACTCTTAAGAACTTTAAAGAAAAATACGATCTTGTATATCACTGCACTGACAGAACATTTGACCGTTTCGATTTCGAATGTATTCGTCCATACGTAAACCATATATGGGCACAAAACTGTGAAATCACACATCCAATGATTACCAAGATACCCATCGGATTTTCCGACTCGTATATCGATAACATACCAAAACGAACCGATACCAAAAAAGATATTTTGTGTTACCTTAACGTATGTATACCAAATACATACGAACACAAGTTTATTAGATACCATTCACTTCGAACAGATTGTGTCAACCATTTCAAATCCAAAACCTGGTGTACAGTTGAAAGTAATGTACCACAAGAAGAATTTAACAATAAACTTCAAAGATCTAAGTTTGTGATATGCCCAATGGGATTTGGAATAGATACACACAGGTTCTTTGAAACAGTATGGTTAAATTGTACACCAATTGTAATTTCTTCCGGACTTGATAGTCTTTACGAAAAGTATAATGCACTTATTGTTGATTCATGGGATGACGTCACAGAAGAATTACTCAACAACCATGAACACAAAAGAGTACCAGATGAAATGTTCGATGTTAACCATTTTATTTAGGCCATTAATCTACGATAATTATTTGCTTTACACGTTCCACCTCAGATATCGATCTAAAGTCGACACCCATTTTGTTTTGACACCATTCGTAAATACCCACATCTTTACAAGCTTCAGGGTTGACTAAAATTGTCCACATAGGGTACTTACGTCTATTTTCGTCAATCTTTTCTTTAGTCGGATTGTCTATAACAATATATTTGTCAGTATCTGCATCAGACCACGATAACCTGTTACTAACAATCTTTCCATCTGGATAAAATACATATCCATCATTGAATACATAATAAGGAATCTTGCCACCATACAACGCAGCTGAATAACCGAACGTTGAAGAAAGACCCTCTGGTGTGTTTTCAGGTACATTTCTACCGCATACCCCACCCATTGTTGTGTATATTTTAGGCATCTTTGACATCATAAACCACTCAAGAAGACTATTCGTTTTAAGATCAAACTCTTCTTTCACAGGATCCTTAGTTTCTTGTGAAAATTCACAAGCAGTAAAACCAATGTCAAGATCAAGCGAAATAGACTTTGGTACTTTACTCTGAAAATATTTACGCGTGGAAACAGAGTCGCTTATGATGAAAACCGGTTCATCCAGTTCGTTAGCAACGCTTATCATAGATTCAACAGCTTGGTCAGAAGCAAAAGGATGATAGATCGAAAACTTTGAACTATCTTCAGAATAAGAACCCCTTCTAATGTGAAAACCAGCTACACATTCTTTTGTTTTTACCCAATGTTTGTCAATGAGATCCCTCATATAAGCGGTTGGTTGAATATACGTCCTCATGATAAGACCAATATTAGGAATTCGTAAGTGTATGAACCCGTTTATAAACCCACGCGTTTCTACCTTACCCTCATCAGATACATTCTCAAACTTAAGAGTTTTGTCCCGTCCATACTTGTAAACATCCGGGTGAATGACCCCCTCACCATTTGTCATAACTAAATGAGTAGCATACATCAACGATAAATTACCAATGGCAGCATCAGCTCTGGGTATATATATCATTTATTTAAAGAAGAACACAACTTTTAAGTAAATGTATATTTCATACTCTATATGGGGAGAGAATAAAGTATACACATATGGTATTATCGAAAATGTGTTAGACGCTCAACATTTTTACAAAGGATGGATTGTTCGTGTACACTATAATGATACCGTTCCACAAAATATAATCGACTGGTTGAAAACACAAGATAATGTTCAACTAGTTCATCACCCGGGTATGAAAATGAAAGCTTCAAATACTTTATGGCGTTTCGAAGATCTTTTCATTAAAGATGCTACCACAATCGTACGAGATGCAGATTCTAGAATCACTCAACGAGAAGTAAATTTAGTCAATGAATGGCTTGAATCAGACAGAGATTTTCACATAGTTCGAGATGCTAAAGAACATACGTGTCCAATTATAGCTGGTGCGTTCGGCGTTAAAAACAATTGTCTAGAATATATCACAGTTCCAACCGGAAGCAGGAACATAAATGAACCACCACTTGCGTTTATTCCGGGATCTGAGTTGATGAAATTATATCTGGAAAATCTACCCAAAGAAAGAGACGTTTACATCGTAGATCAGATGTTCTTATACTCATATGTATATCCATTCATAGTTAATAAGAGTATGATTCATTGCAGTTATAACGCATATGAACCATTTGCAAAGAAACTTGACCCAGTTGAAACAGGGTTTATAGTTGAAATTATAAAAGATTGTCCAAGAGCTGCTAAAATTATGGGTGATGATAACACAACATTCGAGAGGGTACCGGTTTATAATTAAAACGTTTAGACAAACATCCGCCCATACCCGTCTTCTGTGCATGAGGTATTATACCACTCTTGTACACAGATCCCAGAAATAAACTACCTGAGATGACACGAGTATGTAGTATGCCAAACCTTGCCGGAATTGTGTATATGCCATTGCTTATGTCATCTTCAACGTCTTCTATATCAGCGTAATTAGACACACTGGCAGCAAGAAGACCCATAGCAATAACTTGATCATCAACAATTTCCGTATGACTTATCAGATGTGGTACAACTGTTATGGCTGCACTCCAAAATGTACCAACGTAGAACGGTTTTAGTAATGGTAACCTCTGTTTGAATGAAGGGTAAATCAAAATACAAAGAATTTCAGGTGGTATATACTTAGACTGGTCAGCATACCAAAGTATAAGATTGGCTGTTAGCAACGCAGCTGCTATGGACTCGGGTGTATCTTCAGTTTTACCATCTAGATACCTATCAGCACCATATGCCCATCGAGCAGATGCCATGATATATAGAAGGGGCAAGGGTTCTAATGGTGTACCAGAACATAAAGCTAATACAGACATGATTGTTCCAACTCCCAATCCTGGTAGCATTTCGTATTAGGACCCCATTGTCTTTAACTGTATCAGATACCTTTAAATTCTGTGGATAACTTAATTTGTTGCATAAATATATGTCTCTGTGTCAGGTAAAAAGAGAATTTCTCAAAAAAATAACAGACGGCTTAGATAACCTTATGGTATTTTCTCTCAGAGCAAATGAAATAGGTATGAAACCGGAAGGAGAAATAGAAGCCTTTATAAAAAAACACTTGTTAAAACAGAATGACAAAGGTAGGTTTGAATTTTCAAGAAGTAAATTTACAACGGCTCTAACAATTTTAGATTTTGAAATACTAGCCAAGATTCTCATGTACTTTGATACAGTTGATATGTCTCTGTACAAAGTATATAAGGAGTCAAAGTTTACTACATTTAACGGTGAACCTGTTGCGTTAACTAAAGAAGAATATAAATTAAGTAATCTAATTAACAAAGGCGACTTACACACATTTCGAGATTTCATTTCTTACTAGAAGTTTTAGTCTTGTAAATTTTTTCATATTCCTTCTGACTCTCTACGAAATTTCTATCGCGTTTTTTAGCTGGATCATCCCTAATCAAAATGTACGTCAATAAATCGACAATCTTAGGAGAATTACCTTTTGGTTTGGGAACCCTCTTTAATTTTTTCCGAGCATTTTTCAACTGCTTGGTCGTTGGCATTTATATATGTCAATATTTTCAATCCACCTCATCAATGGTTGGACCCTTTGCAGCAGCCTCCGACTCTGGTTGCTGTTGACAAGACGTATAAAGTTCCATGAGCTCCTTTTGCTTACCCTCGATTTCGTCAACTGTCGCAGAGCGATTATTATCAATCCACTGGATAACTTCATCTACCTTCATTTTTATAACTGACTTGTTTGTGTCATCAAACTTACAATCTTCGCCTTCAACCATATTACGCATACTATACGCAGAGTTCTCGAGATCGTTCATAGCCTTCATCTGTTTCTCATAAGCTTCGTCTTCCTCCTTGTATTTTTCCGCATCCTGAACCATACGTTCAATTTCCTCCTTAGAAAGACGCCCCTTGTCGTTTGTAATCACAATCTTTTCAGATTTACCAGAAGCCTTGTCCTCTGCAGTGACATTTAGAATACCATTTGCATCAACGTCAAAGCAAACATTAATCTGTGGGACACCCCGGGGGGCAGGTGGAATGCCCGTCAGGTCGAAAGTTCCGAGTAGGTGATTATCTTTCGCACGAGAGCGTTCTCCCTCATATACCTGGATGTGAACACCTGGTTGATTGTCCGAATATGTCGAAAAGACCTGTTCCTTCTTAGTTGGAATAGTTGTGTTCCTGTCAATGATCTTAGTCATTACACCTCCAGCAGTCTCAAGACCGAGAGATACGGGTGCAACGTCAAGCAGGAGAAGGTCTTGGACGTTATTGTTGTCAACACCTGAAAGAATAGCAGCCTGGACGGCCGCACCGTAAGCTACCGCCTCATCTGGATTTATACTCTTGTTCAACTCCTTGTTATTGAAGAAGCTCGAAAGCATCTGTTGAATCTTGGGAATACGAGTCGACCCTCCCACAAGTACAACTTCATCAACCATAGACTTGTCCATCTTTGCGTCGCGAAGCACTTGTTCAACAGGTTCCATACACTTCTTAAACAAATCAGAGTTTAACTCTTCAAACCGTGCACGAGTAATTGTCGTATAGAAGTCAATTCCTTCGAACAATGAATCAATCTCGACCATTGTCTGAGCAGTAGACGAAAGGGTTCTCTTAGCACGCTCACACGCGGTCCTAAGACGACGAAGGGCCCTAGGGTTTCCAGAAATATCCTTCTTATTCTTTCGACGGAACTCGTCAGACAGATGTCGAAGGAGACGTGCGTCGAAATCTTCACCACCTAAATGAGTATCCCCCGCAGTGGCCTTCACTTCGAAAATACCACCTTCAATGTTGAGAAGTGAAACATCAAAGGTACCGCCACCGAGATCGAAGATCAACACATTCTTATCTTCATCCTTGTTCTTGTCTAGGCCATAAGCAATAGCAGCTGCTGTTGGTTCGTTGATAATGCGAAGACAGTTAAGTCCTGCAATAGCAGCAGCATCTTTCGTAGCTTGACGCTGTGAATCGTTAAAGTAAGCAGGTACGGTTACCACAGCATCTTTTACTGTTTTACCCATGAAAGACTCCGCAATCTCCTTCATCTTAACCAGTACCATCGAAGAAATCTCTTCGGGGGCAAATTGCTTCTTCTCACCGTGAAACTCAACGTTAATCATGGGTTTGTCTCCCGAACCCTGAACAACTTCATAAGACCAATCCTTCAAGTCTTCTTGAACTTTCTTTTCAGAAAACTTACGACCAATAAGCCGCTTTGCGTCAAAGACTGTGTTCTTGGGGTTCATTGCTGTCTGATTTTTTGCAGCATCTCCAATAAGACGCTCATTATCCGTAAAGGCGACATACGATGGGGTTGTACGGTTTCCCTGGTCATTCGGAATAATCTCTACACGATCATTTTGCCACACACCAACACACGAGTAAGTAGTTCCTAAATCGATACCAATAGCTTGAGACATTATGTACATGTTATACGACCCAAATCTTTAATCCTCAAAAAAATCGATACGATCTGCTAGATTTGGAAATGTCGTTTTTTTGAACTTATCCTCCATATAGTCAAACATGTCAAGTCTACACTGTGAATACCGAAGTCTCTCAGCAAGTGAATACATTCGACAGTCTTGACGATTTGGTAACGGAACCCATGTATCAAAATTTTCATTATACCAATTAGACTTTGCATTGTTTTTGTACTCTTTGTTCATAGAGTCAATCAAAGACTCTTCGAGCAACTCGTCTTCCTCTTGTCGAAGCAGTCTTTCAATATCTTTGATGATAAGATCATATGATTCAGTATTTTTACCATTGATATAACTACTACGCCTCATGTGTTTCAATTGTGATAGTTTAGAATACATATCGTTACATAAGATTACCGATGTAACTTTAAGCAAAATAAATTATAAACGTATGATAGAATGTCATTGTCACTCGACGACATACCTAAAAAGGTTCAGTACGTTGTCATCGATTCAAATTATGTCAACGGTTCCAATAACACATTTTCCTTCAACTTATCCTTAGAATCAAACACTCACGTTGAAAATATGGGGAGGGTAATTGGTATTAAAATTGTCGACTTTTACATCACGGATGTTGGCGAAGCTAATCCAAATTCTGATAATAAAGAAACTGACATTGCAGAATTTATAGATATCATATGCCCAGATATACCTAAATCAGCACAATTACTCGACGAACGTCATGGTAGAATTTTAGAAAGAATACCGTTGGAAAGTCATTACAAACACTCGTCATCGACAATACAAACCGATAGACAATGGAAAAGTTATGACAGAAAAACAAACTACTTTAATCCTATCTCAATCAAAAAATTACACTTTAACATCTACGAATCTAGAGATGACAGGTCGTATGCACTTCTGAAACCGGATTGTACGTGGTATATGATATTAGAAGTGACAGTTGTTCACCCAAAAGAAAAACCAAAAGACAAGAATGTTCTAATACTTCAAGCTCTGGAAAAGCTAACAAATAAGATTGAAGTACTCAACATGAATGTCAAAAAATTACCCGATAAACCTCAAGAACACGAAACTAAAAAATATCCATTTGGATACCTCGTCATCGCGTTGTTGTTGATAATGGGAACTTTCATTTACATAGTGAATAAAAGTAGTCCTCCACAGGCAATGTAAGAAGATATCCAATACGGGGCTTGAACCCGCAACCTTCGCGTGCCTTAATAGATGTTACTCTATATGAATATACGATGTATAAGCACGACGCTCTAACCGATTGAGCTAATTGGATGTATGCTACCAGAGGGTTTCGATCCCCCTACTTCGAACTTACAAGGCCCGCACTCTTCCGATTGAGTTATGGCAGCGACTAAATAGTATTAGGGTTTATTCTTTAATATGATTAAGCTACAGAATCCTTCTTAGGTGTAGTCTTCTTCGTCGTAGTCTTAGGCTTGGTAGCCTCACACTTGCACTCACAAGCGGGGCCGGCGGGACCAGTGGGACCGGTAGGACCGGCGGGGCCGACGGGACCAGTGGGACCGGCGGGGCCTGGGGGGCCCTGGGAACCGGGACCTCCCGAACCACCACAGTTGTCAATCATCTTGAGAAGAATACTATAAAGTCGCTCCTTATCAATACGAAGCTTACCCATTTCCTCGGAGATTTCTTGCTTGAGAGCGTCCATGTTTATATACATAAAAGAAAGATTATCTTTATGTATAATGATCTTCATAGGACCAACTTTGTTGAGTGGTATTGGGCAGCATACCAAGAAATATATGGATCTTTTTCCGGGAAGTGAATACTTTATGTATAATGAAGACATCCCGGAATGTGAAAACGCGTTTCTATTTGCAATTCCAACAGAAACTATTCTTAATAGGATTCCCTATATCAAGTCTAAATGTAAAAAACTTATATGTATGACAGTATGTGAAACTGAAACAGTACATGAAGACTATGAAAAGTTATTTGATCACTTTAATCGGATAGCTGTTCCAAGTGAATTCTGCAAAAATGTTCTGACACGACAATTTCCCGACAAGGAATTTTACATTATTCATGCGTATATCCCAACGACACCATATGTCTTCTATCACATAGGCAATATTCTAGATCCAAGAAAGAATTTTAGGAAGATACTAGAAGCTTTCGTTCGTCTTAACAAACCAGATACAAGACTACTCGTCAAGTCTACGTGCAAAGAAGACGTAACTATAAACATAGACCGTGTTGAAGTAATCAATGGTCTCGCAACCGAAGATGATATGAACATTCTTCATAGCCGTGGACATTGTTACGTGAACTTTTCAAATTCTGAAGGTGTAGGAATGGGTGCAATCGAAGCTGCCGTGAGAGACAAACCCGTAATCGCAACAAATTATGGAGGACCAAGTGAGTACATCAAAACACCCTACATGATTGATTGTGAACTTCAAGAGCTGGAAAATGACGACTTCCTTTTTAAAAAGGGTATGGTTTGGGGAAAACCAAAGTTCGAACAACTCTTAGAGTTCATGGAAGATGCATATTCTAAAAGACTCACTTACATGGATCATAGTCATACTAAAAATGTCATGTCACGTGAAAATATTTTAAAAGAATTCAGTGTCGAGATAGTTGGCGGAAAAGACGAGGAGACCCATTAAAATTGTACCAGACATGATAGATCCACGCTGAGCCACGAGGAAAGCAACAATGTCATCAATAGCTTCAATGTTTGTAGGCTTGGCATATCGAGGAACGAGAACACTCACGATTATGTATAACGACATCGCTATTATTACAGGTCTAAGTGTACCCTGATCTAACATTTATACTAACTGGGATTTTAATTTATCCGACACATTATGCTTTCTGCAGTAGTTACCACACACAGCCTTGAACTTACACCTCGACCCCGACATAGTTAACGCCACACAGACATGACTCTTTACCTGAACACGAGGATCCTCGGGTAAAGCGGTGATAAGCTGTGTCACCCTCGAGTTCTTCACTCTCTGTGCCTCCTCATATTTCTTCTTCATTTTCCAAGTGGCGTCGGCCAGTTGGTAGCATTTGTCATTTGGTTCGGTGATACGATACATTTTGAGCGTATCACCGAGGCATTTGTGCCAGAGTTCGTCACGAATAACTTCCATTTTTGTACTTGCCACGTACCATGAATCATGGCAACTTAGGTAACTTTTTTTCGTGTATTATAAAAAGAGATGTTCTATCTATACCTAGCAATAGTCGTCTTCTTGATGTACACAGCCATCAAAAACAGGAAGGTTGTAGCATCTGCTTCACTAGAAAAGCTCATTAGACAATCAGCACGATATGCAACCGCAGCACAACAAGATGAATCTCCACTTATTGCAAACTTACACGCAAACTATGCAGCAGCCTATCTATATGCAGCGAAGGATATAGCGAATGAAACGCAAATTCACAACTCCACAGGTGTTGATGTAGTCAAGTTCAAAGAACATATCGTCAATATTCAAGACATGGTTACAAAGAAAACTGTTGCCAAATGTCCAGAGTTTTCCGGGCAAGTGGATCTGTATCTGGCTACAATAGCTGGGGAAGCGTAAATAATCTTAATAGTTATTATGGCAATTGATCCCGACTTATGTATTGTTATGAGTACGATAGATGAGGCAAAAGATCACATGCCAGAGGGAAAATATCTCAAAACATGTGATGCTATTAAACGAATACACAACAAGTTAAAAAAACCTAGTATCCCTTTACCTACCATGAGACGTATACAAATTCCTGCTAAATGGCTTTATATTTGTTCCACATTCCATATAGTATGCTCATTTGTAAAATCGGTGGTTAATAAATAATACCAAACCCATTAATACATCTATAATAAGTGGTATCCACGCCGAACGATTCTTGTTGAACGCCAAAATCGCAGCAACTAAATACGTCAATCCATGAAGTATTCTAAATTTACCCCACCATGCTACACCACCCGCTTCAAACGCCCTTTCTCTCATCTTAAAAAAGTATAGATACATGAAAGTGAAAGCTTGTATAAATAAAATGAAACTATAATACCTTAACCATCTTAGATTAAGACGCAAAGGTAACAAAGCTAAGTATGTTCGCACCGGAATACACCCCATTAAAAAATAACGAATGCTCTCTTCTTTACTTAACATATAATTAAGCAAAGAGAAGAATTTGAATTTATCGAAGATTGGCATTTAATTTGGAAAGTTCACGAGCAACCTTGACGACACGACGAGGAGACATAACTCCTTCCTCAACACGGATTCTAAGCTTAAACTTAGTATCCCTGGTGAGACCCTTCATAGCACCGATACGCTTGATGGCCTCTTTCTGAGTGATGGGCTTCGCCATCTTGGAAGGCTTGGGCTTAACGGGAGAAGCAATCTTAACAGTCATAGCCTTCATGAAATTGGTGGCAATCTTCTTATTAAGAGCCTTCTTTTCCACACGTTTCCTGGTGGCAGCACGCTTCTTGGCCGCTTCGGGATACAGTTTGGCGAGGGGGATATTATTCCGATTGGCGAGAATTTTTTTCACTTCCTCTCGCGAAACTCGCTCACCCTCCTGAATTTTCTTCTTTAAACGTCCACATAAATCACTGACAGTCTTCTTATTAGGGGTGGGTATACCATAGTCTTTGGCAACCTGTACCACTTCACTCTTCTTATGAAGACGGCACTTCTTACGACCAAACTTAAGATCACCCGCCCTGTCCACATTTAATACATACGAAACCATTGTTTACTTATTACAAATATTAAAAATATCTTTCTATAGAAACTTTAACTCATCACATCATCTCACCATTTTTAATCATTATATCTTGCCACATTTTGAAAGCTTCACCTCGTTTTTGACATTTTTTCACACTGCTTGGGTTCGAAGATGGGACATTATCGAACCACTCAGAAATATACCCCATTTGATGTCCTTTACGAAACGTCTTGGGTGTAGTATAAAGGTCCTCCAAGAAACGTCGAATACGTAGAGGTCTGACATTGGGATTTTCAATAAGGATATGTTGAATCGTCATTACCATATATCTTGTATACTTACCAGCGTGAAGTTTGAGTGAAGGCAATGGTGGTTGCTCAAAAACACGCATCAAGAGTCCAAACTTGTGAGTCAGATCAGATTCACTGAACTCCCTGAACCTATACTCCTCGATTTTGTCCAAATATTCTGCAGCCATCTCAGGCTTGGGTTGTTCAGTAGAAATCAATCGTTTGTCCATAAAATTGCGAAGGATCATGAAAGCAAATAGACTCGATTCACCACGAATGTTATCCTGTAGGCACTTAGTATTTTCAATAAGCGTTCGTTGATAACGATCCCCGAGCTTCTTAGCGAGGTTACAGATTGGTATGGAAGGTGTGGCATTAATATGTTCACCAATCGTAAATTGTAAACCAAGGTTTACTCTTTTCATTATGTCTTCTTCATCGCGACATGACAACCCATGATAGGCAACTATCTTGATTGATTTACGCATGAAAAGCTCTCGCTCACATGCCGTCCACTGTGATATTTTTTTGCCATAAACTGCGAAGTTGTTATCAATAAAATTCACAATCTCGTCAGATCGATGTGCACCTTCGAGTATAAAAGCCTTGCCGTCCGGTTGATTGGAAATTATAATAGGATTGACAAGCTTGTTGGTTACAATCGATTCGATAATTTTTTGGTTCATCCCCTTAGGCCATGTGTTAGAGTTCCTCTGGAGATGAGGGTGTGGGATCCATGGAATATTCTCAGTCTTGTAAAGGTCGTAAAACTCTCTAACACTGACTTGCTTATGTTCGGGGCGGTGTGAATCCGCCTTAAGGAGTTCAAGGATATTAACTTGAGACATTGCTTTAGTGGTTGCTTGCCCATAAAGCTATAAATCGGTTGACTTAGGTTTATAATATTTGTGTATTTTAAACTATATGCTTACCCTGCATCTTGCTCGCCTTGGCGAACAAATCGAAGAACACGCGTATCATACATGTGACGAATTTCTAAAAAATCATAAAACAAGTCTATCACTCGAGAAAGCTCCAGTAGTAGCATCGGATTATTATGATGATGTTCAAAATCTATATGATGTTTTTACCCGCGTTCGTGATGATGAAGCTGAACATGTGAAGACGATGCAAGAATGTCAAATTGACCTTGCCTAAACTCAAACAACAACAAATAATTTTCCACGTTTATATTAAATGACAGCGGGTCAACGACCTACACCTTTACCAAGAAGAAACTCCAATTCCAATGTCAATTTAAACGATCCTTATATTCTTCGCCAACTTGGTCTCACGAATACCCGCCAAATGCGTGTCGCAAATGGAAATAACTCCATAAGAATTAACAATAATCTTCCCCAGATGGGAAGTCCCGCTAAAACCCTAAAAAAAGCTAAAAGGGATCTCACATCAACGGTCAAAAAGTATGTGAAACAAAAACGAGACTTAATAGCAATGAACGCAGGACCCGGTGGGTCGGGTCATCGATACTGGAATAATAGAACGAGAAGGTGGAAATTGGTTGATAAAACTAATGTGAAAGGATACTACAAACAGAATTTCACGAATGCCGGGGCCGCGAAACATATAAAGAAAGATAGACGTGTGTATCTTGACGTAGACCTGCGAAATGGCAAGGTGCAACACGTATACGACAGGGATGGTATTACTAAACTTCTTGTAAATGGTGGAATGACAGCTAAAAGTCCTTTAACGCGTAGAAATTTCACTCTCTCGAACGTTCAACCGTTTTAAAACGCACAAAAACAAAGTACCTAAGTCAACCATGCTTTAAAGATTTTCCATCAATAAATCAATCAACATGGAAGATCTCCAAAGTCTCATGGCCTGCCTCGACGCCATCTCCAACAAGATCGGAGATGGTATGTACCTGGACATGGCTGACAAAATGAAACGCATCCACGACAAGCTCAACGGCAACAAGCCATTCCACGAGGACCCCTTCTACTACTCCTCTGACGAAGAGGACAGCAACAGCGACGATGACAGCGACTACAACGAGCGAGCACGCCGAGAGGTCAGCATTCAAATCATCCGGGATCATCTTCTGAATTATGTGAAGAGCATGCACCAGGTGTGGGTGGAGGTTCAGAAGTGGGAAAAGGAGGTGAAGAAAGAGCTCCCACTTATCAAGCGTATGTCCGCAACTCGAAAGGCTGAGGCTATCAAGCAGTGGTGTGTGAAGAACGTCCGTTGGGCTCCTGGTGGTGAGGCTGGGGAGCTCGTTGGTCACCTAAGCACCGCCGCCGTGCTGACAA